CCTCTAAATGCTCATCACCATGTAACAGGTCATTAGGGCCAGTGAATACGTTCATTGTTAGTTCTCCAAATCGTTAATTATAGTCTCTCTGATGCTATCCTGCTCAGCCCTACCTACTCTATAGGGTAAGCTCTCAATCCATACAACATAGCGCTCTATAGCCTCAGTGCGAAGCTGGTCATTCTCTATATCTGAAAAATCCATTGTCCTCTCTCTATTGGTTAATGTTCAGGGTATTAGATGCTCTCTCTCTTAATAGTTCAATACTCTATAGCCCTATAGTGTGACCCAATAGCAGGTTCTGGTCACGTTATAGTCTCTCTCAAGAATGGTATCCATAGGGCTATGCCTCCCTCCAGAATGATCTGCATAGGGCTATGGCCTAGCCCTCTCTCTCTCTCTATAGTCCCTCCATTACGGGAAACAGGTTACAGGGCTTCCTATGGCGCAGCAACTGGTAGCAGTCTCTAGTTATAGCCCTATAAGGCCATATAAAGCCGTCTAAGCCGTTTTACAGTGTTTTAGGTGCTAGGGTACTGGGTAGCATTGCAGGGCCTTAAATCGCCATCTATTATCTAGGCGCATAAAAAAGCCCAGCTGTTACACTGGGCAAGGTTGGACTACTACGGGGAATTATTTAGGCGGTGTGTTCAATTGCTGGATAGTCTGCGCGTAGGCGCTGCCAATGGTCTGATAGTGTGGGCCTTTTATGGTTTAAAGCGCGGCCAGTGTTTATTACTCTGCTGGCTTGCTCTACTGTTAGGCCGTAGTATTCCGCGAATCTATCAACGGTTAAAAAGTTATTGAACCAATCCATATAAAGACCTTCTATTTTTTCTCTGCTAGTCATGCTGCAACCTCCTGTTTCAATTCCCTAACGTCATTTATTAGCTGCTGGTTTAACTGCTCCAGTTTATCACGGCCTATGTTGTTAACTAACCAGCGCTGCACTTGCTGGGTGCTCAGTGAGTAGTCGAGCGCGTTATATTCAACGAAAGATTGTATAACAAACATCCGCGCCTGCTTGTCAGTGTTAACATCTAACCAGTGAGTCTGTAGCTTGGTATAAACATCTTCGCCATAGTCGCCGTTGACATAACAGCGGTAGAACCGACGCACTACATGGTTGCAATCGTTGATTATATTGTCGAAGTCTGAGAAATCGTTTTTCAGTTGTTCAATGCTCATCTTATACGCTCCAGATTGAATTAATATAAGTAATTAGGCCACCGAGTATAGTAATAACGGCCAGTGTTAACGTGCAATAGTAGACTCTATCTAGTCGCTTTAGTTCACGCTCTAGCATCTTACTTTGTAGATACTGGTGTGCGCGGTTTATCTCAATTTGACGTTGATTATCCATTGTTTATTCTCCCTCAAATGTAAATAAAATTGGGTATCCAGTGCGGGATTCGCTGGCAGCTACTTCTATTTCCATTTCACCGCCGCCAATATCGCGCACTTCACCATACACGCCGCCAACTAAATTGTAGTATATGTCGATAGCTTTGATGCGGTGCAAATCTGCTGCGACTTCCATGTTGTGTTGGAATTCAAATGCTGTAGCTACTGCTATTTTTTGAAAATGTCCCATTGTAATGCCCTCTATTGGTTTGTATTAATTGGTTTAATGTTAGGCACTCTATGCGAATGCCTAATATAAATCAACTATTGCTGAGAGTGTATTAACCTATATGTGGACTCTGCTGCGTCTAAATACTGCTGCGCTCTGTCAACATCCAAGCGGGCAATATCTGCTTGCAGTTTGTCTTTTTTGTTTTCTATAGAATCGCCTAAATGCGCGTATTCCTTGTTTAGACTTAAACGCCATTCGAGATGTAACTGGGCAGATAATAGGCTGTACTCTGCTTCCTTAGATCGAAATCGCGCTATTTCCAAATCTGTAGGATTTTCTAATTGTCTGCGCCTCTCACTGGCTCTAATCTCTGCGATTCCTACAGCTTCGCGCAGCATAGATAAGGTATCGCGATCTTTAAAGTTTATTTTGTTGGTCATTGTAGTAGTCCTGTTTTGTTTGTTGTATTAGTTAGAGGGCTTCCTTGCCCAGAAGTTCAATTTATTTTGCAATTATTTTATCAGCAGTAATGTTCGCTGTTACTGTAGACAGTATGTACTCATAGATAAACGCTTTAGCTGTAGCGTCTTCGCATCGCCATGCTTTGGAGAATCTGTAGCCAGTGATTGCCAGTAGCGGTGCTATTGTTTTCGCTGTTATGTTTCGCATTTGTTTAACCTCGTTTGTTTGTTGTACTACTTAGTCACTAGGGTTTCAGATAAGTTCAATATTATTTTAAATTAATTTCACAGCTACTTTCTATTAACGCGCGCACGTGCGAATACTACAAAGAGACGGGGAAGTCAAACATTAACGTGACCAGACCAGGCTATCGAGTCACACTAATAAATAGGCAAAGCATTGACGGGGTGGCTAGACAGTGTTAGGTGGTCTAGATAGTACCTACTACCACACTCTCTCTTACCTGTACAGAATCTCTGGTGACTATAAAGCCTCTACTGGTCACACTCCAGGCTAGACAGACTGAGGTGGGTATGCTAGAGGGGACGGGGGAGGCTGCGTAGCTGCGGAGATTGTTACTGTACCCGCCTAGATACAAAATAGGGCTAAATTAGACTAAAAAGCAGCATAGTTATAACATATAGCTATATAGGCTAAGTTGTTGATAGCAAAGGGCTATTGCGGCGACTGCGGAGACGCTGTTATGGCTGAGAATCCGCCTGTTAAGGAACAGGGGAGTGTTACCAAAAGTAACATAACAGCCTCTAGATAACATTAACAGTAAATAACCTCTGAAATAGCTTGACATTTGTTAAAAAATATGCTATAATAACTATATAGATTGAAAAGAGTTACTTTAATACCCTTTAGTACGTTTTAGTGTCCTACAGGGGGTCTGAAAGGTCAGCTACTAGTAGTTGTACTTTAATCTTTGCTAAAGGGTTAGAAAGCAACTCTGCTCAGTCTCTATAGACTAGAATCTCTAAAGAGGCAATTCAGTGGCAAAGATAGGAAGACCTAAGAAGGCAGATGTTAAGGCTGTTACCAAGGGTAGCCGTAGAGGCGTAGGAAGACCTAAAGGTGATGCAGCAGTCATCAATGACTACAAAGCAAGGATGTTAGCCTCGCCTAAGAGTAGGAAGGTGTTAGACAGCATTCTCAATGCCGCGTTAGATGATGACCACAAGAATCAAGCAGCAGCATGGAAGCTCTGTATGGACAGGTTGTTGCCTGTTAGTTATTTTGAGAAGGATAAGGCCAGCGGAGGCAAAAGTGCCATCAACATCTCCATTACAGGTGTTGGCGGTGAGACTACAGTGATCTCTGGCGGCGAAGAACCCATTGAAGGGGACTATACAGATGTATGATATAAATCAAGACTTAGATTACTTTACTAGGGAAGAGTTTGCTTGTCAGTACACTGGCGAGAATGAGATTAGTGACAGGCTGTTGCTGAAGTTGGATTTGTTACGTGCTAGGTGTGGTTTCCCTTTTGTTATCACGAGTGGTTATAGAAGTAAAGACCACCCCATAGAAGCTAAAAAGGAGACACCAGGAACTCATGCCCAAGGCATTGCAGCAGACATTAAAGTTACAGACGGTATACAGCGGTTTAAGATTGTTGAGGAGGCTATCAAGATGGGCTTTTCAGGAGTTGGAGTTGCTAGTAGCTTTGTGCATGTTGACATCCGCGACCTTGACGGTAATGAGTCTCCTGTAATGTGGACGTACTGATATGCCCATGACCTTAGAGCCTTTTGACTATACTAAACACAAGCCTCAAGACGTAGGTTTAGGGGGCTTATCTACTGAGTATTTAATTACTGTAGACTCTCCAGAAGGAGGTGTTATGGTTATACCTTCTATTTGGTGGGACGATAAAGGAAAACCTACACTAATTAAAGACCAGAGAGAAGCTGTGCTGTTAGCTAAAGATTACGAAAAAAAGACTAACAAACAGTTTCCAAGGTTTGCCCCTAAAGACTACAAAAAAGCTGATATGTTTGCTAGAAATCGTTCTAAAGCAGGAGGAGCTGCTAAAAGTTTTCTTGCTAAAAACATAAAAGAAGAAAGAGCTAAAACAGCTAAGACGTTTAAGGAATCCCTTGACTGATTTAGCAGTTGAGCTGTTACCTTGGCAGCAAGAAGTCTGGGAAGACACTACACGCTTTAAAGTAGTAGCTGCGGGTAGACGTACAGGTAAGAGTAGACTAGCTGCTTGGCGGTTGATCATCAGTGCCTTGTCTGAGAAGAAAGGTCAGGTGTTCTACGTTGCCCCTACACAGGGTCAGGCCAGAGACATTATGTGGCAGTTGCTACTGGAACTAGGCCATGACGTTATAGCGTCAGCACACGTTAACAACCTACAGATTAAGCTAGTCAATGGCTGCACCATCTCTCTGAAGGGCGCTGACAGACCTGAGACCATGCGTGGTGTTAGCCTGAAGTTCCTGTGTATGGATGAGTACGCAGACATGAAGCCAGAGGTCTGGGAGCAAATCCTACGCCCTGCTCTAGCGGATCAGAAGGGTGATGCGTTGTTCATTGGTACGCCTATGGGCCGCAACCACTTCTATGACTTGTACACATACGCTAGTGTGTCTGATGACCCTACGTTCAAGGGCTACCACTTCACTAGCTACGACAACCCACTACTAGACCCTGAAGAGATTGAAGCAGCTAAAGGCTCTATGTCAGCCTTCTCATTCCGTCAGGAGTTTATGGCATCCTTTGAGGCGCATGGTAGTGAACTCTTTAAAGAAGAACATGTTAGATTTAGTGAGGAAGAACCTTCTGATGGTAATTATTACATTGCTGTCGATTTGGCAGGATTTGCAGATGTACAAAAAGTCACTACTAAAACCAAAAGACTTGACCAGACGGCAATTGCTGTGGTTAAAGCGGGCGTCGAAGGCTGGTGGGTTGCTAATATCGTACATGGCCGTTGGGGCGTCGAAGAGACTGCCAGACGAATCTTTGAAGCAGTCAGAGACTACCAGCCAGTAGCCGTAGGCATTGAGAAGGGTGCGTTAAAGAACGCTGTCCACCCCTACCTGAACGATATAATGAAGAAGAACCAGACCTTCTTTAGGGTGGAAGAGCTAACACACGGCAACAAGAAGAAGACAGATAGGATCGTGTGGGCACTACAAGGCCGCTTAGAACACGGTAACTTAACACTGAACAAAGGTAAGTGGAATACTCAGTTCCTAGACGAGTTGTTCCAGTTCCCTAACCAATTAGTCCACGATGACTTGATAGATGCTCTTGCATACATAGACCAGTTAGCTAAGGTCTCTTATGCTTTTGACTACGAGGAAGAGGACTACGAATTCCTAGACAAATACGCAGGCTACTAACTATGGAACTAGAAGGCAACGACAACTTCGCTACAGAGCAGCACCTAGAGAACTGGGTAATTGAAAAGTGTGACTCATGGCGTGACCACTTTGAAGCTAACTACTCACAACGCTTTGAAGAATACTACCGTCTCTGGCGTGGTCAGTGGTCTCCACAGGATCGTACACGAGACACTGAACGCTCTAAGATTATCTCTCCTGCGCTACAGCAGGCTGTTGAGTCTTCAGTAGCAGAGCTAGAGGAAGCTACCTTTGGCCGTGGCAAGTGGTTTGACATTAAAGATGATGTCTACGATCAAGACCCTAACGACATTGCTTTGCTGCGTAACGCGCTAGAGCAAGATTTTAAAAAGAACATGGTACGTAAGTCAGTGGCTGAGTGTCTAATCAACGCTGCTGTATTCGGTACAGGCATTGCTGAGATTGTTCTTGAAGAAGAAAAAGAGATGAAGCCTGCTACACAGCCTGTAATGGGTGGTGAGCTTACAGCCGTAGGTGTTAACATACAAGATCGTACATGCGTCAAGCTACGACCTGTAATGCCACAGAACTTCCTAATTGATCCAGTAGCTACAGACATCCAGTCTGCGCTGGGTTGTGCAGTAGATGAGTTTGTGTCAGCTCACTCAGTAGAGCAGCTACAGGAAAGCGGTGTGTACCGTGACGTACCGTTAGAGTTAGCATCTACAGACTTTGACATTGAACCAGATCAAGAGCTTAGTCAGTTTGAAGATGACAAAGTTAGACTGACTAAGTACTACGGCCTTGTTCCTCGCCACCTGCTAGACAAGTCAATGAAAGAACCAGACTCAGAAGAAGAAGTTGTAGAGCTTGGTGACGAAGAAGATGATTCCTATTATGTAGAGGCTGTTGTTGTTATTGCTAACGGCGGTGTCTTGCTAAAGGCATCTAAGAACCCTTACATGATGGAAGACCGTCCTGTCGTAGCATTCCCATGGGATGTCGTTCCTAGCCGCTTCTGGGGTCGAGGAGTATGTGAGAAAGGGTATAACAGTCAAAAGGCGTTAGACACAGAACTACGCGCTCGTATAGACGCTCTAGCACTGACTATACACCCAATGATGGCTATGGACGCTAGTCGTATGCCTCGTGGTGCTAAGCCCTCTATACAGCCAGGTAAGACCATTCTAACCAACGGCAACCCTGCTGAGATTCTACAGCCCTTTAACTTTGGTAATGTTAACCAGATTACCTTTGCACAGGCTCAGGCGTTGCAGACTATGGTACAGACAGCTACAGGCGCTATTGACAGTGCTGGTATCTCTGGCTCTATCAACGGTGATGCTACTGCTGCTGGTGTCTCTATGTCACTAGGCGCTATCATCAAGCGTCACAAGCGTACACTGATCAACTTCCAAGAAGCATTCCTTATTCCTTTTGTGACTAAGGCTGCCTGGCGCTACATGCAGTTTGAACCTGAGCTGTATCCAGTTGCTGACTACAAGTTCCACACCTCTAGCTCACTAGGTATCATTGCTCGTGAGTACGAAGTAACACAGCTTGTTCAGTTGCTACAAACTATGTCACCAGACACACCCATGTATCCTAAGCTGGTTATGTCTATCATTGACAACATGAACCTGTCTAACCGTGAAGAGCTTATTGCTACTCTTGAGCAGGCTAATCAGCCTAATCCAGAAGCACAGCAGGCTCAGCAGGCTGCACAGCAAGCTCAGTTGCAGTTCCAGTCGTCACAAACTGCTGCACTTAACGGCCAAGCCGCTGAGTCGCAAGCTAGAGCGCAGAAGATTGCAGTGGAAGCACAGGCTATACCGCAGGAATTGGAGATTGACCGCATCAAGGCTGTAACTACTAACCTAAACAAGGGTGATGCAGACGATAAAGAGTTCCAGAAGCGCCTAGAAATCTCTAAACAACTACTCAAGGAGCGAGAAGTAGCAGTAAAAGAGGGTAATGTTGCTCAACAAGCAGCTCCAGCGCCTGCTCCTGCACCTCAAGCACCACAACCACAAGGAATGATGCCTA